AAAGAGAATATCCATCACTATTCAGAATAATATGGAAGCAGCTTTTCAGCAATGAAGTTGATCTACTTGTAGAAAAAGTGGCAGTTAGTATTGCTTAAATCGATGAATTACTTGAATAAGAGGAACTTGACATAGAGGTCAATTCTAGCAATGTTGTTGCTGGAGGTCGTGACATTAACGTCATTAAGCCCGAGAATGAAATTCCAAAGATGAACCCTGACAATCGTAATTTAATATCATTAATACATTATAATGCCAACACTAAAGAAATCATCAATGAAGAAGAATGGAAGAAACTGGTGGATTAGAATAGCACCTTTAAAAAGAAAGCGTAACTTTCTGGACATTAAATAGTTAACTTTGGAAGAAAAGTGTTGAGTTACATGTGGCATCCTAGGAAAGCTGTGAATATACTCCATGCTTTGAGGGGTCGTATGTTTGCACATAGCACCTACCCAGGAAGTGCCTTTCTAGCATTGATGAAGGATTGCACTATTAGGAAATTGAAAACTTTTAAAACAGTGTCTTTAGAGGAGTTACCGGATTACACAGAATTGCTGAAGGATAAATCTGCGTTTGATAACAAGAAGAAGGCAAAATATGAAGAGACTAATAGGAATTAGAAGAAATATGTTTATAAGTGGAATTGTTTCTATAAGATATTCCTTAAATAGGGAGAGTAATATTTCACCTTTGTCTAGTATATCGGTTCCGTTTTGAAGGATATGGCTTCTAGACCAAGAATCATCAGCGGCTGCACGGGAGACATGAGAGGTATACCATTTGTCGTAGCCAACTGGCTTCAAGTCATATTCGCAGAGAATTTGCCAGGTTTTAGCTATAAGGATAATTGTTAAAAATTAGAATCCTGGTTTGAGCAGACTATGAAAGAATATCCGTATACCCTTTCCACTGATTATAGTTCAATGGACGCAACTGTTAGCCATGAGGTCAAAACCGTCACTGAGCATATTGTCATTAAACATTTTAGAGAAATCTTCACTCAACGTTTATTACAACTGGGGTATTTACCAAGTCACATAGACTAAGCCTTTAAATTCATGTTATAGAAAGATACAAGATTTGTACATATTTAAGGATAGGCACTGACTAGAATGGTGGTTGAAGGTTAAAGAGCTAGTGGGGATATGTTTACTTATGTTTTTAACACTTTCATAAATTACATGATAACAACCTTAATACATGAAGTGTTGAAAGTGGAAGACATTAAGAAAGCAACAGGTGATGACAGTGTGTCCTTTTATAAGGATTTCAGAACTTGTTTGCTAGTAAAATCCCAGCTGAAATTTTATTTTGCTGAAAGCAAGACTTAAATTAATGGGGCTGACAGTTTCCAAAGTGGTTTTGTAGTAACTCCTGATGAATAGAAGATTGGGTATAGGTATGCCGACTTTTGTAGCAAGCACATTACTTATAGGAATGGAAAATGTATGGTTTTAACTGATGTAAAGA